GTGCGTCATTGATAATCTCTACTCCTTCATCCTCATGCTCGCCATGACCTGAACTTCTGCGGATTTTCTCGGTATCCGCTGCCATTCGCTCTGTCCGGCGTTTCTGCTCTGCATCATCGGCAGCAGTCTGTGCATTCTGTCCGGCATACTGCGCCACAAAATACGCAGCCTTTGTATTTCCTGCCATTGCTTCCTTGATCTGCGCCATAAGCAAAGCCGATTCCAAAGTACACTCAACACCGAGTGACTCTAAAACCGGCTTCCATTCTTCGTTATCTATTTCGGCAGTGAGCAGTAGGTTTAAGGTCTTCCGGAAATCCGCCTTCCTGCGTCTTGCCTGACCACTTGCTTTTCCTGCCTTTTTTGCCAATTCCCGGCGCTCTTCCGGGGTTCTCTTCTCATTTGCATCTCTTATGTTTTCATATCCTGCCACTTCACCACCTTCAATTCTGGTTTATTTTGCGCATTAGAAAAGCACCCCGAAGGATGCTATAAAAACAAATTTATTTTTCTTTATTTTCTAATAATTTTATTAAATCATCCGACAGGAAATTTGTTTCTTGCTGTGTTGGAAATACATCTTTAATTTCAGCTGGTGCATCAATTGCAGAATATATTTGCATACCTTTATCCATCCAATAGCCCAATTTTTCTAATGCTTTTCCAGCTTTATCCTTTTCTTCTCCATCCTTTAACTCCCCAAGTTCCTGCTCTAATTCAGCGACACTCTTTTGAGTTAAAACCCGATTTGCCTTTTTGTACGCATCTAATACCTCTGCTGCTATTTCGTCTTTTATTTCAACAGATCTCAATGCCTCTTCCTGCATTTTAACAGTTGTCATATGAGATTTTATTTTTATTGCAGCATCAACAATTTTAGCCAAATTGGTCATTATTGTTGTAGCACCTACTCCGGCAATAATAAATGTCAACCACGTAGAGCCAACATCAATCGATCCGTACTTTATTTGTGCATCTTTATCATTCAAATACGGACACTGTTTCATTACAAAGTCCAAGTCCTCCATACACTTAGAAAACTCTCCCAAATCATCAAATTCGGGCATTTTTATGTCGAATCCATACTCATCATCAGTTACTTTATTTGGATTTATAGTTTCATACATATCAATAATTGTTTCCATTGCC